TTACCTCAGAAAGTGGTGCAGTAACAATTACAGGAGCCGCAGTTGGAGAACAAACATACTTTCAATTATATAGAGATGCAGCCGATGGTAGTGATACCTTTACTGGCGATGCAAGAGTATTAGGAATGAGATTATTCTTCACTACTGATTTAGCGAACGACGCATAAGGAGTAATTCATGAAGGATTATAAAATTAATCACTTTAATCATACAGGCAAAGGATCCAATAAAAATAAAAACACTAGACCAAAAACTAAAGGATTTGGTTATCAAGTCTTAGGATTTGGAGCTGGTGGTGGAGTAGGACCATTAGAACCTTTTAATGCTTCTTACGTAGTAACAGCTGGAGGCGGCGGTGGCGGTGGCGGTATTAACGCTGGCACAGGCGGCGGCGGAGCTGGAGGATTTAGAGAAGGTCAAACTCCTGGAATTTATACTGCTTCCCCAAAAGCAGCTGCATGTTCATCAGTCCCGATTACAGTAGGAACCCCTTATGCAATAACAATAGGAGGCGGCGGAGCTATATCTGCACCACAAACTACCAAAGGTAGTGCTGGTAGCGCTTCAAGCATGGCTTACAATGGCGGAACTATATGTACTTCTGGTGGTGGTTATGGCGGTGGAGGTCACAATACTCCAACACAAGGCGGACCTTATACTCCTGGCGGCCCAGGCGGATCTGGAGGCGGTGGTTCTCAAGTTCCAACTGGAACACCTGGCGGATCTGGAAATTCTGGAGGTTATACTCCAAGTGAAGGAAATAATGCAGGAAATGGTGGTGGACCCCCTGGTACTCACGCCGGAGGCGGCGGAGGCGGAGGCGCAACTGCCACTGGTGGAACTGGAGGCAATCCCGGACAATCTGGTGCTGGTGGCGCTGGAGCAACAACTTGTATTACAGGATCACCTGTAGCATACGCTGGAGGCGGCGGTGGAAGCGGCGGCGACGGTGGTGGATGTGAAAGAAAAGGATGCGGAGGAGTTGGCGGCGGCGGAAATGGCGGCCCTGGTGCGCAAGATGGAACAGTCAATACCGGTGGTGGTGGCGGAGGTGGTCAAGCAACACCTTGTGCAGGAACTGGTGGATCAGGTGTTGTAGTAATAAGAGCACCCGCATGTGCAGCATGTAAAGTGACAGTTACTCCAGGTACAAATACAGTAAGCGCTGCACCCGATGGAAATATTATAGCTAGATTTACTGTATCGGGAACATATACAACTGCAGAATAATTTATATTTACTTTAATACTAACTTATAATATATGTCTCTTATAAAGAGATGACTTTAGCAAATTATTATTGGTGTTTTCCCGGAGCAGTTTCACCTAGAATCTGTGACGACATTGTAAGATATGGAAAATCTTTACAAGATCAAATGGGAACTACTGGCGCTTATGGAGATCCTAAAAAATTAAATAAAAAACAAATTAAAGATTTAAAAAAGAAAAGAGATTCAGAAATAGTTTGGTTAAACGATAGATGGATTTATAATGAAATACATCCTTTTGTAAATGAAGCAAATAGACATGCTAACTGGAATTATGAGTGGGATTGGTCCGAATCATGTCAATTCACTAAATATAATAAAGGACAATATTATGATTGGCATTATGATGCTGTGGCTCAGCCCTATAATCACCCTAATCGTCCTACTGATGGTAAGATTAGAAAACTTTCAGTAACACTTTCTTTATCCGAAGGAGGCAAGGATTATACAGGCGGTGAATTAGAATTTGATTTTAGAGATAATGATCCAAATAAAAAACCTAAGTTTTTAAAATGTAAAGAGATGTTATCTAAAGGTTCTTTAGTAGTTTTTCCTGGGTTTGTTTGGCATAGAGTATGTCCAGTTAAAAGTGGAAATAGGTATAGTTTAGTAGTGTGGAATTTGGGATGGCCGTATAAATGAAAAATTATCCTTTAAAATTATCTCGAGCTGATTTTTTTAAATGTCCCGTGTGGAGTGAATATAATCCCAGCTTTGTAAAAGCTTTAAACAAAGCTTCAGATCCTTATATTAAAACCGCAAAGAAAAATTTAAAAAAAACTATTAATAAGAGAAATAAAGAGTTTGGTAATAAAGGAGATATGGGAAATGTTTTTCATTCAACTACTTTAATTGGAGATCCTAAGTTTGCAGAATTACAGCAATATGTAGGAGCAACCGCTTATAATTTATTGGGAGAAATGGGGTTTGAATTAAAAGATCATACTGTTTTTGTAAGTGAATTATGGGTTCAAGAATTTGCTAAAGATGGTGGTGGTCATCATGATTTACATACACATTGGAATGGACACATATCTGGTTTTTATTTTTTAAAAGCAAGTGAAAAAACTTCAATGCCTACTTTTGAAGATCCAAGACAAGGTAATGTGATGAATCTATTGCCTGAAAAAGATAGTACACAGATAACTTATGCTAGTTCTAAAATACACTATAAAGTAAAACCTGGAACAATGATTTTTTTTCCTTCTTATTTGCCTCATCAATATAGTGTTGACATGGGATATGAACCCTTTAGATTCATACATTGGAATTGTCAAGCTGTTCCAACAACATTTTTAGAAGAATATAAAAAACATACAACAAAGGAAAATTAAATGTCATTTAAAAAAAATAAATATAGTGTTTTAAAAAAATCAATTAGTAAAGAAATAGCTGATTTTTCTTATTCTTATTTTTTAAATAAAAGAAAAGTAGCTAAATTTTTATTTGATCAAAGATATATTTCTCCATTTACACAATATTTTGGTGTATGGGTTGATCCTCAATTTTCTAACACTTATTCACATTATGCAGACATAGTAATGGAAACTTTGTTAGAGAAAGTAAAACCTACTATAGAAAAACATATAGGTTTTAAACTTTCTCCTACTTATACTTATGCACGAATTTATAAAAAAGGAGATGTTTTGCATAGACATAAAGATAGATATTCATGTGAGGTATCTGCTACTTTAAATTTAGGGGGAGATGAATGGCCCATATATTTAGACCCAACAGGAGGAAAAGGTCAAGCTGGTATGAAAGTTGATCTTAAGCCTGGAGATATGCTTATATATTCTGGAGATGCTCTTGAACATTGGAGAGAAGAGTTTAGCGGTACTGATTGTTGTCAGGTATTTCTCCATTATAATAAAGCTAATTCCAAAAAAGCTAAACAGAATGAGTTTGATACCCGTCCTTTTTTAGGCCTACCTGCATGGTATAAAGGTTTTAACGTTAAATAAATATTGACTTTTTAATTTAAAAAACTATTAATACAATTTAGGAGACATATGGCACATTTTGCAGAAGTAGAATCAATGGTAGATCCTTCAGGATTTACATCAGACACGCAGCTAATAGTAAAAAGAGTAGTTGTAGTTGGAAATGATATAGAAACAGCCGCTGGCCCTTTAGGTGAAAATGACATGCATGTTGATGGTGAAACATGGTGTCAAAATTTTTTTGGTGGTGGGACTTGGAAACAAACTTCCTATAACAATAATTTTAGAAAAAGATTTGCAGGGATTGGTAATCAATATCATACAACCAAAGACAAATTTCTAGTAGAACAACCTTATGCCTCTTGGTATTTAAATAACGAAGATGATTGGAAAGCACCAGTAGAAACTCCTTCAATTACATCTGATGGAGAGGTTCACTATTACTATCGTTGGGATGAGGATACTTATAATTCAGACAATACCTTGGGTTGGATTGCAACAAAGTCAGACGATGTAAATGACCCTCAAACAATTTATGATTGGAATGGCTCCGCTTGGGTAGCTAGATAAGACTTCCAACCTTTCAATGACCAATTTTTGTAAAAAATTGATCAATATTATACACGCTACAGATCTTCAAAAGAAAACAGAGTTATGGGATATAGAAGGAATAATCAAAGGGTATAGTAATCAAAGGTTTAAATTTGATACAAGACCCATGAAAGATGATTTAAAAAAAGGTTATTTTAAAACTAAGGCTGAAAAAATTGTATTTGAGAGGGGTGATCAATTTATTATTGTTGAAACTGAAGAGCTTCATAAATATTTAAAAGATAATAAGCTAAAAAAGGTAAATTTAGAGGAGTTGATATTACAGCTAGAGTGGAATATAATACTACCAAAATCTACCAAACATTATATAATGGATCCTTATGCTACAAAAGATAGGATTTTTACCCGGATTTAATAAACAAATCACTCCTACAGGAGCAGAGGCTCAATGGACGGGAGGAGAAAATGTTCGTTTTAGATATGGTACTCCTGAAAAAGTAGGTGGTTGGTCTTCACTTGGAGATAAAAAATTAACTGGTGCAACACGTGCTATTCATCATATGGTGAATAAAGAGGGTATTAAATACTCTGTCTTAGGTACCAATAGAATTTTATATGTTTATTCTGGAGGAGTGTATTATGATATTCACCCTTTAACTAATCCATCAGGTACCGCGGCAACTAATTTTTTTAGCACGTCTAATGGTGAATCTGAAGTTACATTAACTTTTTCATCCGCACATAACTTTGTAGTAGGAGATATAATTTTATTTGGTGATAGTTCTACTTTTAGTTCTATAACTGATTCAAGTTTTGATTCTACTACTTTTTGTGACAAAAAATTTATGGTACTATCTGTACCGACTGCTACCACTCTTACTATTGATGCAGGAGGTAATGACACTGACTCAGGAGCCACTACTTCTGGAGGCATAACTTATTATAGATATTACCACGTTGGTCCCGCAGACCAAGTTGGTGTATATGGATGGGGTATATCTCAGTTCGGTGGTACAGTCACTAACCCTCAAACTAATACTTTAGATGGAGCTTTAGGCGACAATGTTTATGGAACAGGAGGATCAGGAACCAGTATTACTTTAGATTCGGTAACTGGATTTCCAACAACAGGTACAAATTATATTCAAGTCGGCACAGAAGAAATTTCTTATACAGGAGTTTCAGGAAGCACAACTTTAACTGGAATTACAAGAGCAGTGAGAGGAACTACAAGAGCGGCTCATTCTGATGGTGCAACAGTTACTAATTTTAGTGACTATGCAGCATGGGGGCAAGCAGCAGCTTCAACAGACAAAGTTGCAGAACCAGGATTATGGTCATTAGATAATTTAGGAAGTACATTAGTCGCGTTAATATTTAATGGGGCTGTGTTTGAATGGGATGCTGATGCATCTAATGCAACAGCAACCAGAGCTACT